GAGGTGGCGAAGATCCGCAGCCCTGTGCTCCCGTCAAGCTCGAACGTACTAGGAGCGCCAGCCGTGTTCTCTGCGGTCCAGTCGACACCCCCGATATCTGCAGTCGCAGTCGAGGTGAAGTCGTGACTACTCTCTGCGGAGAAGTCGACCTCATACTCGACCGTCCAGACCTCAGTCGATGCGGCAGCCCCGCCGCCGGAGATATGTCCACCGATCGGAGGCATCTGTCACCTAAACCAAATCACGGAGGCTGTCGGAGTCCCTTCGGAGGACTTGATCTCGATGTCGAGGTCATCGCCAATCCCGGGAGGCGGGGGCCGAAGGGACCACGAAGATCCCGCCGGCACCTGCTCTTCGTTCGAGCTGGCGATCCGAACAGTGAACCCGATCTCAGCGTCGTCGAGCGTCACCGAGATCGAGCGTGCGCCGTCCTCGATTGTGATCGCTGAACCGTAGGAGGTCGAGAGAGCCTGAGTTGCTGAGCGATAGATCGACATCTAGCTGCTCAGAGTGGCAACGTCGCCAGTGTAGAGGGTGCCGCCGCCAAGCGTCTTCACCTTCAAGATCGGAGACACGCCCGAATCATCAACCCAGAAAACCATCTCGCTCTCGTCAACGTCTCCGTCGTCGGGTTCGCTGACCAGAACGTTCAGAAAGACGTTCCCGCTGTCATCAACCTGTAGCGCGCTATTTAGCGTCTTCGTACCTTTTGCCATTTGTCCGGGCTCCTAAGTGGAGGACGTTTCCGCCCCCGGTTTCTGGCGATGGGGCTAGCTCTTTCGGTAGCGCTCCCCATCGACAACGTAGCGAGCTGCCGCCCGCGCTTTCTTCTGTGCTTGTTCGTGCGACATCTTGCCGCGCGACTCGGTGACGATCCGCTTGGTCATCGCGTCGATCGTCTTCCTGACGCCTTGCTTCTCACCCGACATCGGGGGCCTCCGCTTTCTTGCGTGGCTTGCGGACAACCTTCGGCTCTGTCGCTGCGCGCATAGCTGCGATGCGCTCCTCTGCCTGCTTGAGCCTGGAGGCTGCGATCTGGTTGGCTGGGTTCGCTGCGACCGCGCCCTGCAGTCGTTCGACCTTCTTCTGCTCGTCGTGGATCTTGAGCTTCAGCACGTTGGGCGTCATCGGCTGGACGATCCCGGAGCTGATGAGGTGCCGCAAAAAGGCGTGATACTTCTCGCCGCCCTCTTCGACGAACATCCGGCCCGCCTCGACCGAGATGGTCTGGAAGGGGTCGACATAGGAGTTCCCGCCGGAGGCGTGGGGCATCGCAACCATATAGTCCTGATACTCACCGAGGCGCGGATCTGATGGCTGGATGATCTGCCAGCCTCTTCGCATGTTGGCGGCGACCGCTAAGTCTGTCCCACCGTTCTCCGTCACCCCGTCTACGCCGGGATCGATCTTGAGTGTCCCGAGGAGCGGGAGCCACTCCTTGCCGGTGAACATCCAGCGGTGAGGGTGTGACTTGTAGATGAACCGTGGGTGCTTCTTTGCCCGGTGCGGGATCTTCTCCGCGTCGTGCCGCTCTGCCCTTGCTACTCGCTTGCCGATGATCTGTGCCATTGAGTTCCTACCCTCTAGTGACTTTGTTTGGAGTGACGTACCAAGAGGAGGTCGCAGCCTTACCCGCTTTCCCGTCCTTGGCACTCTTGTGGAAGCTGATCAGCCATCCGCCCTCGATGCGTTCACCGGAGGCGTGAGCGGGCTCCTCCCTTGACCAACGGAGCGCGGCGTTAACCGCAGCCCCGAAGGTCAGGGAGGAGGAATCACGGAGGCTGATATAACCGTGAACCGCCATCGTCTTACTTGTCAGTGATGATCGACACGCCGCGCTCATCCTCACCGATGCCGACACCTACGAAGGCGTGGGCAATGATGCGGGACAAGCCTGGGTCTGCGACTCGCTCGAACTCAGCATATACAGGCGACATCGCCGGGGCGGCTACGCCTCCAGCCATCGCGCCCGCTGCGGAAGCTTCGACGTATGCGATAGCTCCAGCGCCCTGCATCCAGCCCGCGCTGTCAGCTCCGCCGTTCGCGTCCTGAACGCTTGCGCTCGCCCAGAAGTCCACGCCGAGGAAGGAGCCCTTGAACCCGGGGCCTTTCGCCGCAAGCATCTCTGCGGTCGGCGCATGGAACTGGAGAGCACCACCTTCCGAGCGTAGGGATTCCTGTAGATCTGTGAACTGGGTCGGGCTCAGCACGCAGTTGTAGGGTCCTGGGATGACAGCTTGCTCCAGCGTGAAGATCGCGCTGTAGATGTCATCCATGGTCAAATCGACACCGGACGAGCCGACTGTCGAACTGAACCCGTCGCCGGCTTCGCAAGCCATCTCGGTGAAGCGGAGGACATAGGACTCGGCAACCGCGCGAGCGAGGTCAGCCATCCCCAAGTTACCGGGGCCGCCGGTCACAGAGAGGAGGTCGCTGATCTCGTAGGCGATGATCTGCTGGGCGACGGACAGGCTCAGGTTCTGGGTCGTGAGCCCTGTGTTGCCTGCGGCTGTGGTTTCGTCCGCGTTCGCTGCAGCCATCGGGTTTCCGAAGTCAACCTGAGCGGTCTTCGAGGTGTCAGACCCCGAGCCACCGAGATCAGCGATCTTCAGGCAAATCTGCCGGAGGTCGGTGCGGTCGTAGATCAGATCCCAGATGGCGGCATTGAGGACCTCGCTTGCGCGAAGATCGCCACCCGATCCGGTGTAAGTAATTTCATTGGCCATTAGTATGACTCCTGCCCGCTAGGGCGTTGATGTTGTTTGGTTGTCAACGCTCGCCCGTTGCGGTGGGAGTGACCTGCGTCGTGCTTGCTCTCGGCTTACCCGTTGCGGTGGGAAGACCTACCGATTGCTAGCTGCTTTCAGCCTAAGCCCACTCGGCTTCGACCGTCAAGACTTTCTAGAAAGGGAACTTGACCCCACTCATCAGAGAGTCCTTCTGTGCTCGGAACTCCTCGCGACTCATCCCTGCGATGCTGCCGGGAGTGTAGGGCTGTGCCGCTGGCGGGGCCGGCTTCCGGCCATTATTGCTCTGGGGCATGGCGGGGGCTGCGGGCGTGGTGGCTTGAGCAGGGGGCTCGGCTGTCGGCTGAACTTGGGAAGCGTCCGCCTTGGGTTGGGGGGGTGACAAATAGGACGCGATCAGCGGGATCTGCCGGCCCTCCTGCTCAAACCAATCCTGAAACTCTCCGGGATTCTCTGCGGCTGCGTACCTGCGGCGGAGGACATCGCCCGCGTCGGCATCTGAGATCCCAGCAGTCAAGAGCACTCGGTCCTGTCCCCAGCGGGTCTGGGCTTCGGCGTGTTTCGTCTGGAGTCCGTCGAGCTGGGTGCGCACTTCGGTGAGCGTCTCTAGCTCAGCCTGCAGCGCTCCGGTCTTTTTCTCCCAGTCCGCACTTGTGGTGCGTAGCGTCTCAAGCTCAGCCTGGAGAGAGTTGCGGGCCTCGCGAATCTTAGCGGTCCGCTCTCCGATGATCTCGTCTAGCTGCGTCTGCGTGTAGGTCTTCTCTTCGCTCATACTTGCCCGCCTCCTACGCCGGGAAAGAGTGCCCGCTCACTGCGGATTGTTTCAAGGTGTGCAATGGCTTCTGCTCGCTCCATGCCGGGGTGCTGAGCCAGGATGATGTCGACCGGGGAGGCAAGCCCGACCTCAAACAGCGCGGTAGCTTCCTCGACCCTGGCCTTGCGCTCCGAGGGCGTCGGGGGAATCGCCATGTAGCGCAGCGAATAGCCCGACTCGGGAAGGCTGCCGCCTTCGTTCGCGTTGAGGAGGGCGGCAGAGAGGGCGAGTACTTCCTTGTCGGCCCGCTCGAATTGTGCCTCGCTTGCCTTCTGAAGTCGGCGGATAGTCTCCCGCTTGAGCGCGATGGCATAGCCCGACTCGGCGCTGCCTCCGCTCCTCTGGAAGTCGTCGGGGCTGAGCCCGGCGTGGGCGAGCGTTGCCTTCTCGTAGCTGTGGATCGCCATCTCGAAGCGCTCTGGATCTACGCTCGCCCCGAACTGCCCGAGCCTCCCGCCTCCGGGTACGTCCTCGGTGAAGGTGGCGATCGCTGTGGGGTCGAGGTGAACCTCCTTGCGCGCTGCCTTGCCTGAACCCCGAACCCCTCCGCCGCCGAGGGTGACGCCGATGGCCCATCGCTGAGAGTAGGCCGCATCCCGGCAGAGGTAGCCGAAGAAGGTCCAGAAGCAAGCGATCAGGAGGGTGGCCTCGACCTGCTCTGTGTTCTCGGTCCAGTCCCAGAGGCTGCCAGTCCTGGCTGCATGGTAGAGCGCGTAGGGCAGGACGGGCTCAGCTTCAACCAGGTAGGGATAGTCCCCGCCCGAGAAGGTGCCGCCTAAGACTTGCTCGGTGATGTCCCTCGCGCTTTCTAGGTCTGCCCTGTTGCCTGGGAGGAGGACACGATAGCTCGGCTCCTGCGGATCTCGGAGGTCGAGCACATCCCAGGTCCAGCGATCTTGAGCCCCTCGATTGTCTCCGAGGTCGATAGAGGCGAGGCGAGCCTCAACGACGAGGGTCGGCTGGTCGGGGTTGTCCGGGTTGGCTTCGCAGTAGACTAGATCCGAGGGGACAGCCCGGTAGAGTAGCTCGCCCCGCTCTGCTGTGTAGTCGGTGCGGAGGAGTCCCTCGCGCATCCCTAGAACATTCCTGGCATTCCTGGCACCGATGGCCCATAGGCCGTCCTCTCGGACGCGGGTCGCGAACTCGTCAACGTCCGCGTCTGGGTGGCTCACCCTCGGCGGGTTGTCGTACTGGACTGCGAGCTGCCTCGTGATGGTTCCGAAGAGGTTTCGGCTCACATCGAGGTTGCCGAAGCGCTCGACCGTTGCGCTGGGGAAGAACTGGCGGGCCTTGTTTTCGAGGTCCTGTTTCCACTGTCCCTCCAGAAGCCGGCGACGAAGACGGGAGTGGGTGCGGCGCGTCTCGTCCTCCTGCGAGGGAAGGGGTGGGACGTCGGAGACTGCTGTTGTATTTTGGCCCATGCTTCCTCTTCGCCCGCGTGAGTGCCCCTGCGAGAGTAAGCCTAGCAGAGAGCTTCGGTCAACACTTACCTCACCTTGATCCGGTCCGTGTTCCTGTGCCTCGTGTCGAGGAACTCCCGGCCAATGTAGCGGGCAGCGTCGAGGATATGGCTTAGCTCTTTGTTCGTAGCATTCCCGCCCGGCCCCCGCCAGTGACGGAAACCGGCCACGAGCGCAGCACAATTGGGATGGACGGTGAGCGAGCCCTTGACCATCGCGGAGTGTAGGAGTCGCGCAGTGTATGCGACCGAGCCCGGGCCCTTGCGGGCTGGTCGGATCTGGAAGGGCGGCGAGGTGGGAGGCAGCCCGTGAAGCGTTGCGATCTTCTGCTGTAGCAGCTCGTTCACCCTGTAGCCGCTCTCCGCCTTGCCTGCGCTGTTCACGTCTCCGCGCGCTACGTCGACTGCCTCGGGGCCGAGGTCCCAGCGGGCGAGCATATCGAGGATCCCGTTGGCGTCCTCTTCGATCCCGGTGTGCCCCTGACTCGTGTACTCGTCGAGGAACCAGACACGAGGGTTGGTCTTGTCGGAGATGTCGAAGCCGCAGAGCAGCGCGCCCTGCTTGCCGTGTCCCTCTCCGTGGTCGATGCCGATGCCTATCTGCAGCTCGCAGTCGGGAAGCTCCTTGCTGATCATCTCGTCCGACCATGCCCCGTAGAAGCGGTCAGGGGTCGCGCCCTCCCACTCTCCCCCGAAGCGCTGCGGCCTCTCGGTCGGGAGGATCATCTCTCGGATGTTTTCTAGCTCCTCTTCGCTCAGTCCTGTGTTCTCTGGGGTGGGCTCGACGTGGATGTCTTCTATCTGCCCCCGCTCGCAGGCATCCTTGAGCCACCCTACCGGGCGACCAACCGGGGTGAGGGTGAGCCAGATGCAGCCCTTGCGAACCAGCACCCGGCTCTGTGCCTCGGCGAAGATGCGTTGCTCGGGCGGTTCGTCCAGCCAAACAAAGTCAAGGGTCGCGCCCGCCGCAGCGAGCGTGCCCGCAGACTGCGAGACGATGCCCATTGAGTCACCGGTCCTGAGCCGAAGGATCCTGCGGTTGCCGACCCTGAAGCCCCGGTCAGGATGGTATCTGCACTCGGGGTGAAGCAGTCCAGCCGGGAGCAGATCGAACAACTTGGCCTCGATGTCCTTGCTGCTGTCGTCGCTGTAGGGAACGAGCCGGCCCGCTATCGGTCGGTCTGGGATCTCGCGGTACGGGTGCGAGTGGCACAAATGCCAGAGCGCCTCCACGATTCCCGCGTGACTCTTCCCGACGATCTGGTTCGGCCCTCGAAGGCATCGCGTCTGAGCTGCGCTTCGGTGGAAGCGCTCTTGACCTGGACGGGGCTGATAGCGGGCGAGCGGATTAGCAGAGAGGGCAGAGAGGGCGGAGGCTAGCGACACGGGGAGAGCGTAGCACTAGGGCGGCGTCATGCCTTTCCTATCTTTTTTCGTATTTCTTTGAATTAACGCTTGCGCTTCTCTTTGTGTATGTCTATTATAAAGACAGTTGAGGCGCACGGAGCGCCCACGGAGGACGAGAAAATGAACGAATTGAAGACGATGACCGACAAGGCACTTGCGGAGCACATCAAGGAACTCCGCATCCTTGAAAACCGGGGCTTCCAGGTTGGCGACCCCTCCACCACTGGCCGCGCAATCCGCGCCCTTGAGAAAGCATGGAAGGAGCAGGACCGCCGCCGCTCTCTCTAGTTGACCCACCCCAACACATCAGCCCCTTCGGGGGCTTTTGTCGTTCTGGTCCTCTAGCGGCTCGCCCGGCTCTCCGCAGTCGGGGCACTCGATGCCGCCGTTGTAGATTGCATCGCAAGCCACGCAGGCGCGGTCTAGGGGGCTCTCATCGTCCATCAGTGCCTCTGTCTCTGCCGGATAGCCTCGACCATCTCGGGATCTAGCTCCGAGGCTAGACGGTCGAGAAGTTCATCCCTGCTCAGGTTGGAGTGCTCGTCGGCGTCTGCCTCCTCAAGCGGTCGGTCGATGCCGAGCACTCGAGCCTCGATCCCCATCATCCCGCTCACGCTTCCCATGCTGCCGAGGCTGCGAGCGTGCGCCTGATGGTCGCGGAGTCTGGAGATGAACTCAGCCCGAGCCCGGCTGCGGTCGATGCCCCGGTAAGCCTTTTCGATGTCGTCGAGTACCTCGTCGCGGTAGCGGTAGATCGTGCGCTGGTCTACGTCGAGCTGCGCAGCGAGAGCACGCACTACGCGACCACTCCATCCTGCCTCGGTCATCGTGCGCTCTACGAGGTCGAGCCTGCGCTTCCGCTCTTTCTGTGTGGGCCGCTTAGATACTGCCCCGCCCGTGCTAGTAGTGACGGCCATCAGTCAAGCGCTCCCGGCCCTGGGTCTTGCCCTGCCTCTTTGGCCCATGCCGTCCACCGCTTGCGGATAACGTCGCAGTAGCCGGGGTCAAGTTCGATCAGCGTGGCGGTTCGCCCGGTGCGAGCGCAGGCGATCAGCGTCGTCCCGCTGCCTCCGAAGGGGTCGAAGACCCGAGCGCCCTGCGGGACAAACGACAGGCACCACTCGATCACAGGGGTCGGCTTCTGAGTAATGTGCTGCTTCTTCTCGCCCGACCAGTGATGCTGAAGCACGCGGATCCTCTTTCCAAAGTTCGTCCAAGCTAACTCAGCCTCCGCGAATGAGAGACCGTCGTTCTTCTTGTGCCACACGAGCCAGTCGTCCGAGGTAGGAAGGTCCGGAAAGTAGTTCCCGCCCCAGACGCACAAAAGGCCTCCGAGGTCTAGCGCCCAAGCCATCGGTGGGGCCGACCCGTCCCACTCGCGAACCTGAGACAAGCGGTCAGACTTTTTCTTTGCTGATTCCCCCGACCCCATCGTCATCTTTGAGGCGTCGATGCCATAGGGGGGATCGGCCACCGTCGCACCGATGCCCCCGGCGACCGCTTCCTCCACGGTTGCCGGATCGAGAGAGTCCCCGCAGACCAACCGATGCGGCCCGAGTTCGTACACCTCGCCTCTCTTGCTGTCGGGTTCCTCTGGCGGTGCCTCGGGCTCGATGTCGTCGGGGCCGATGGGCTCGGAGTCGAGCGAGGCTAGAAGGTCGGAGAGGTCTTCGTCTCCGTAGCCTGCGATCTTCGTGTCGATGCCTTCGGCCTGGAGGCTCTCTAGGATCTCAGCGAGCGCATCCTTGTCCCACTCTGCGAACTCGGAGAGGCGATTGTCCGCGATGGCGATCAGCTCTGCTTGTGGTCCGTCTACGTCGAGAGTGATCGTAGGAACCTCGGTTAGCCCGAGCTTGATCGCGGCCTTGAGCCGAGTGTGTCCGGCGATGATCGTACCGTGCTTGTCGAGGAGGATCGGGTTCGTCCATCCGACCTCGCTGATCGTGTAAGCCAACTCCTCCGCTGCCGCGTCGTTGTCTCGTGGGTTTTTGGCCCAGGGAGTCAGCTCGGAGATCGGTCGAGTTTGGATCGTGAGGTCGTGTCTGAGTGCTCCTGCCATATCGGATAGCCTAACCTCTGCCGCTAGATCCCGAAAGGATCTTAGCTGCTCGG